TGGAGGGCACCGTTCTTGCTAGTCATGCAGCCCTTGTATTGGGAGAGTTGTCAGCCACCGTCAGACTAACTATTTTTGATTATTTTGAAGAGGATGATCCTCGAAAATTTCCCTTAAAAGTTCCACCGATGACTTTAAAAAAGTTTGCTGCAGGAAAAGGTAATGCAAAAAAACAAGAGATGTTGCTACAAATATACAAGAGATGGGGCATAGAATTTAATGACGACAATGCCGCAGATTCTTACGCTCTTGCAAGGCTCTTAGGAAAAAACTTCTATAATGAGGTCGAGAAGGCAGTTGCCGAACAAATGAAAGATCCTAAATACAGAGACGCCCCAAGACTTTAGCCTTACCCTATATTCTAGGAGCGGTACATAAATTCGACCCAAAGGACTACTAGACATGACAACTTCACCTGAAATCCCTGTTTCTAATGACGAACCGTTTTTAAGAGTTAGTGCAAGTTCAAATCCTCAAAGCGTTGCATCAGCAATTGCTCATGCTATTTACGAAAAGCACGAAGTAAAGTTACGTGCTGTAGGTGCAGGGGCAGTAAACCAAGCAGTAAAAGCAATTGCTATATCTCGTGGCTATGTAGCCCCTAGAGGTTTAGATTTAACCTGCAAACCAGGCTTTACCACTATTGAATCTCGTGACGGAGAAATTTCCGCCATTGTATTCGCCATTACAGCAAGTTAATTTAGTTCTATCCTTAGACATACACTAAGGAGTCACCATGGCAAATTGGACAGATATGGGTCACGCAATGCGACGTCGCATGGGCGCACCCTCAAACCATCTAGAGTCAGCAGGTACTAAAATGAAAAAAGATATGAGCCCAGATCAATACACCCCATCTGGTGCAAATGCAACATTTACTAATGTAAGTGGTACACCTTCTGTTGGTACATTGATGCCAAAGAAGAACACTCAATCAGCACAGCCAATGTACGGTACAAAAGCAAATAGAAAGAACGTACTCGTAGCAGATGCTGTAGCGTCTGAGCGCAAAGGTGCTGCACATAGAATTACTGCATCAATGCCTTGCATTGATCCTTGTGCAGGTTCAACTATGACTAATGCAAGAACTATTCCTTCTGTATCAGGACGTCAAAATCCTAACTTCCAAGGTGGAATGGGCAGCGACTACTAAAATGGCATCATTGTCGAATTCACAATTCGGCGCTAACAACTCGATGACGCCACAAACGCCAGATGTAGATACGCCGCTATCATTTAGTTCTTCTACAGCAGGATCTGCTGCTCAAGCAACTGCATGGAAAAATAGAAGCATTGGTGGTGGTAGACCTTTATCACTATCTAAAAAAACTGCTGGCACAACATTTAATTGGGACGACACTCCTTCCAGCACATCTGTTATGCCAACTTCTCGTGGTAGAACTCCAAATGCTTAGTAATGAGCAGTTTGCTAATTTAGCCAATGAAGGTGGCGCCAGTCGTAGTTTTAAAACTGGTGAATCTCCTAAAGGTCCTGGAGTTATGGTTTCAATTCCTGGTGCTGAAAAAATTACTGACGCACCATACACTGCAAGACAAGCAAAGAGTTTTAAAGAAGAAAATAAAACAAAAGCAACAGGCGATGTTTATCAAGGTGCATGGAAAACTGGTGGAAAAATATTTGCAGATATAAGTGTTAAACACAGTACCCTTCCAGGTGCACGTACTGCTGGTGTAGAAAACAAACAAATTGCTGGTTATGATTTAGGTGGAACAGATGTAAGACGCCCACAGGGTGGTAATGTTTATTTTGGTCGCAAAGTTCCTGGTGTTGAATCTAACCCAGAGTTTGTAGCAAGTGCTCATCGAACAGCAGAGTATGAAAGAATGGAACCAAAACCAAAGGCTCAAGAATTTGCAGAACAATCTCAGATAAGTCGTGGCTCTACATATAAGGGTAAAAAAATTTCAGTAAATGAGGTCTATGCAACTATTGCAAAAAACCGCAGAGATAGAGGTGTGTAATGGCTGGTGGAGTTAATAATCTTTCAGCATCACAAAACTGGCAATCTCTTGGTGGTGGAGGTCTTTACGGTTATAACAATCAAGGTGGTGCAGGAACTCCTATAGCACGTAGTGCAATTGATGAATCCCGCATGGGCATGGGTCGTATTCCTTCTGCAGAGTATCCAGATGGTTATCTTGGCACAATGCGATCTCGAAGAGATGATCGTCTATTAGACTCTATTAAGAACCGTGTAAATCAGAAGGCCTATCAACGTGGTGTTCACAAGGGTGAGCGCATTGAACCTTCTATGTATTATTGGCCAGAACAAATACATCCAATGACAGGCATTGAACGACAAATGAAAGCAAAGTTAGTAAATATAAATGGCGCAGTTGTTTATATGTCAGAAAGAAGCGCACCACAGACACAACTAACACCTGCTCCACATCTAGTAAATGATGGTAAAGCAAACACTGTTGCAGACCAACCAGGAACTATTGATGCACGCCGTAAAGCAATGCTTGCCTATCTAAGACCTGCGTGGGCATAATATGGCTTACTTCGGAGTAAATCCCCACGGTCGTTGGGATCAGAATATTGCTCAAGCACAATTTAAAGACCATGTAGAAAATGTTATTAAAAAGTATCGTGAAGCGTCACCAGCATTTGTTGAAGGCGGACATCAATGGTATGAAAAGGCACATGAGGAAGCAACCAAACTTGGTGGCGGAGACACAAAACGTGGCGCAGGAATTATTGCGGCATTATCCCCATTAAGTGATTGGGATAGAAATGTTAGAGAGGCAAAGGAGTTAGTAAAGACTGGCGATGTTAAGAGCGCCCTCCTTCCAGCAAATGTTGCAAAAGCCCAAAGAATTCATGCAGGAGAAGAACCAGATAAGGTATTAGGCGGACACAAAGTAACTAGTTTCTTCAAGAACATTCACGACCCAAGTAATAAGGAGCCTGTGACAATTGATCGTCACGCATACGACATTGCAATGGGCAGACCTTTTGCTGGATCAGGAAAGCCAAAGAATTTAGAGGAGTTAAAAGTTCCACGCCAGACAGGAACTATGTCTCAAGATCTAGGCTTAAGTTCAATGGGTAGATACAAGCACTTCGTTCATGCTTATCAGCATGCTGCTGGAGAGTTAGGTGTTGATGTACCAAATAAGGTACAAGCAACATCCTGGGTAACTCATAGAGGAGCAATAGGATGACACAGAAGTTTGATGGCGTCTATGATTATACAAAGCCATGGCGTGCACCTGTACAACCTGACAAGGTAGCCAAGAGGTACTCTTATCTAGGACCATGGGCATCCAATCAAGAACGTCTTACACAACAGGCTCTCATGGTTATGAACATACCTGGAAAAGATATTCAAGAGATGGTCAGACCACCGCTACCACAAATTCAATTATTTCCAGAACGATATGGCTACGGAGATCGCAGTCAACTTGGTATTGATGACATTGTAACTATCGACAGAAAGTATGCCGAACCAAGAGTATCCTGGTACTCTGGCGGTGTTGCTGGTTACCAAGCAGCCGAACGAAATGCACTAGGGAGTAACTAATGCCAACTATAGTTCCTGATCGTGGTGATGATCCAAAGCGAAAGATGTCTTATCTTGAAGAGATAAATAACGTAGAACGTAAAAAAAGAGTTAGCCCAATACAATATGAAGAGATGTTAAAGGCTAGAAAGCCAGGAGCAAAAGATCCTTTTTACGGATATCAAAAACGAATTGGTGAATGGGATCCAGAAAGGTACTAACCTATGAATGACGGCGACGGTATGTTAACGATGGAGTTACAAGCAGGATTAATTGCTTCTAACGCCACTATGTATAACGGCTCATCACCTTGTCCGACTTGCGGCGTTGTTATGAATCCTGTTGAATTTCTATCTAATAGAGGACACTGCTTGTCTTGCACAACAGCAAAAAACGCTAAAAGAGTAAAGGAAAAAATGTCATGATGTTTAACGACCGCAGAAGGACCCGCATTCAGAGTGCTAAAGAACGCCAAAGGGTACATAATTTAGTCAGGGACACAGGTGCTTATATCTCTAATTCAAAAGGAGAGTATCCAGCATCTCGTAAGGAACAGTATGCTCAATCAACTCAAGCGGTGGAAGCCGTTATTGAGGCAAATAGGAAGAAGAAATAATGGCCGTTAATTCATCTCGCTCAATGAACAAGTCACTTGATGATGGTGCAACAGATGGAAAGTATCGCAAGGTACGTCCTGATACTGAAGTAGGTCCAGAGTCATCTGGTACTGAAGCCAATCGTCAATCACTTCATCCATTTTATGGTTATGGTTTTGCAACCTCTGAGTATCCAGCAAAGGTAAACCCAGGTAAGTAAATGTATAATCTTCAGCCAAAACAATTTTCTTCTGGAGTTTCTTCAAAATCTTATGCAAGTGGTCAAATGCGAGATACTGGTCCAGAAGCAAGAACGGCAAGAGCCAGCGTAGCAGGTAAAGGTAGAGCAGGTAGAATGTTGCAAGGAATGCAAAAAACTCAACGTCAATCTTTTAAAGATTAATTATGGCAAGAGTAGCAAAGACTAATTTAGCAAAAGCACCAGATTTTATTGCTAGTAAAATCCCATTTCAAGCAGCAGCATTATCTGGTGTAGAAGGTACTACTGGTCCTGGCTATATGTCAGATGATGAAACCCGTGAGTATCGTAAATCAAATCCAACATACACAGTTCGTTCTTATGGAACCCCAATTGCATGGCATGGCGATGCTGGATGGCAACATTCAACTTCTAAGTATTCAGTGACAACTTCACGTCATCAAAACATTGTAAAGCGTGCACTTAATGACCACTTCCAAAGCGGACACGATAACGCAAAGAATCCAGATTACGGCTTACCTCTTGGCGAGAAGTAAGAGTGGTGGGGGTCGTAACGACGCCCGTAAATGTGGTAAAGCAAGTAAAAAACGCCCAAAGTCAAACGTAAACAAGGGTAAATCTTGTTGTGGATATTCAATTAAAAGAATAGATAGATTAGACCACAATCAAGGTCATCGTAAAATAGCCTTAGCCGCTTAAATAGTATAGGATAAACGGACTACCACAAGGAGAAAAGTATGTATATAGCACCGTCCTCTATAGAACCTACTGAAATTGTAGGAGGATGCATATCTATTTATCGTGATATTTGGGATAATCCACAAGAAACTATAGACATTATTGAAGAAGTTACTTTAAATCCAAATTCTGGAATTAAATTTAAAAGAGCAAATACTATAAGTGAAGAACGTAATGATATTAGAACTAATTTTCATCTTTCTTTAACAGAAGATGCTAGTAAAAATGATGATTTTCGTAAATTAAATAATAGATATTTAGATTTAATAATTAGTGCAACTAGTCATTACAGTAAAACCTTCATGGATGATGGTAAATTTTATATTGGTGAAGGTTTTAATATCTTAAAATATCAAACAGGGCAAGAATATAAAGCCCATTTTGATGGAACAACTCAATCGCACCGTGCTATTTCTCCAATTTTATATTTAAACGATAATTACACTGGTGGAGAACTAGAGTTTGTTTTTCACAATATTACAATTAAACCAAGTTCTGGAATGTTAGTAGTTTTTCCTTCAAACTATGCTTATTCTCACATTGCCCATCCAGTTAAAACTGGGACTAAATATGCAATAGTTACGTGGATACATGACCAACCACCCTCTGGACAATAATGTCAAATATCCCAATTCTTGGTGAAAAAAAACAAACTAATGAACCACAGTTCAGGTTGTTGTACTGTCTTGTCTGTCAAACATTAGAAGAGTTACCACCTTATGATGGTGCGCCTGAACAAGATCATCTATTAGAAATTGCCTGTGAACAGCATGTCTTTCCTTCTGGAGAACCGCATAAAGGAAAACTATTTGTATTGCCATTAAAAGCATGGGCTAAGACAGAGTCAAAAAAAGAAATTATTAGACAAATAAAAGGTGGAGGTTCTGCTGGTATTGCAGAGGTAGATGATACTTTTTACGAATCACGATCTACCTTTATGGAAGATGCAATGACTTGCTATAGGCAACACAACAAACCAAAGGATGGCTGTTCAGATTGGCATATTAAAGACAAGATGTTGGTGCCGAAAACAATAAAGGAACGCAGAGCAGAGGGTATGGAGAAGTATGAAGAATCCGCAGGTCCAAAAACTTATTTGTGCGACTTTTGTCCTGTAGCAATATCCGTAGCGCAACGAAAGAGAAAGTTGATGGGAATATAATAATGTCTGAAAATGAGATGATCCAAGCAGCCTATACTGTAGGTATTAGATTAGATGGAACTGTGTTTACCGAGGTGCTTGAACCTAGCGAAGTAATTCAAAGAAGAGCAACTACTTTTGATATATATCAAACAAGCAGAGAGTTAGTCTCCGATATTGAAAGCCAATTACTTGCAGATCGAGTTGCACGTACTGTATTGGCAAATCTGCAACCAAAGGACAATGTTGCAGAATTCAAGGAAAAATTGATAAATGCACTAAGTGATAGAGGCATAGACACCCCACAAGGCTAAAGAGCCATAGACTATGTCTATGAGTGATTTAACTGGCTTTGTAAGTTCTGTTCAACTACAGGCTGCCCCTACTTCTTATTTTTCTGATCCCGAAGAAGAGTTAGACCCGCAGTTATTTGTAAACACAACTTTAAAGGGTTGGGTTCGTAACGGTATTCTTCAAAAATTGTATGGATTCTTAGATGACGCTTATCGCCATCCAGATTTGTGGACAAGAGTTTGGATTGCAGGTTCAGCGGTATCTTTCCAATGGTCAGCAGATCGTGAACCAGGAGATTTAGATATTCTCATTGGTGTTGATTATTTTTCATTTAGAAAAGCCCATCCAGAGTATATGGGATTATCAGATATTGAGATTAGCAAAATGTTAAATGAAGATTTTAGAGAACACCTACAGCCTGAAATGACTAACTGGAATGGATTTGAAGTAACTTTTTACGTTAATCCTGGAGCCACAGATATTAGAACAATTAATCCTTATGCTGCATACGACCTTAACCACAATGAGTGGACAGTGTTTCCTAAGCAACAAGGTGTTACACAAAATTTAGCGTGGGAATCAGTCATTCAAAAAGATACCTCCAAAGCCTCAGAAATTGTTATGCGTTACTCAAAGTATTTAACGGATTTACAAAATGCAAAAAACCCAGCATCTCGTCGTAACGCTGAGTTTGGTTTACAAACCGCTTTAATGCAAGGTTCGGCTCTTTTTGAAGATATTCACCATTCTCGTCGATACGCTTTTAGACCAGATGGTAAAGGTTATGAAGATTTTTACAATTATAGATGGCAGGCTGGTAAGAAATATGGAACAGTTCCTGCACTAAAACAACTGTCTGAGTACTGGTCAGCATACAAAGCAAAACAAGCAGATGAAACTTATGGTATTGATTTACCAGATACTCAGACCCTAATTCGTAGAGCGGCAACATACCGAGCAAAAGGATAATACTTGAACATATTGTTAAATTTAGACGGCGTACTTAGTTCGGATACAGGAGAACCAATCCGTGCAGGAGTAATGCTTTACTATGCGTTAAATATAAATAACAGAGTTGCTTTAATGACAAGTCGTAAGACTGAAGATGCCGAACACTGGTTAAACTCTCATGGAATTATTAATTACGATGATTTGATTGATCGTGCGTATTACCTAGAAGGTGAGGACTTAAAAAAACGTCAGTTTGTTATGAGCCGTAGTCGTGCTCCAATTGAAATGTATGTAGATGCTGACCCCGCCATGTGTTCATGGGTTTTTGAAGAACAAGGCATTCCTGCTATTATGTTCATGAACCCAGGTTATCTTGCAATTAAGAACCGTCCAGATGCTCCTAAAAAAATGCGTACTTGGGATCAAATTGAAGAAGCAATTACTAGGGTAAATAACCAGAAAAGCAAGGAGGCATCAAAACCAAAAGACTTAGAATTTTGGTCTGATTAATACTATGGATAAAGAATTGTTATCAACACTTATTGAAGAATTACAAAATCAAAATAGAGAACTTATAGCATACCTAGTGCACAACCGTGTGCCTACCGTCCTTTTTAACAGGGCAGTTGAAAAATCAACAGACTATGTCGAAAACAATATGGCGACTGTAGTAGTGTTTACAGCAAATAATAAGCAAGATATGTGGAAATGTGCTGTAAGTAAACTAAAGATAGAAGGTCACATAGCAGAATTTGGAGTTTTTAAAGGTCAATCAATAAACTTCTTAGCAGACTTAATAGAACCAAAAATTATTTATGGTTTTGACTCATTTTTAGGACTAGAAGAAGATTTTTCATTAGATTATCCAAAAGGAGGGTTTAATTTAAATGGAATATTGCCTACTGTACGAAAGAATGTTTCTTTAGTTCAAGGCTCATTTTCCGATACTTTGCCAGAATGGTTAGAAAAAAATCCTGGACTTTTTTCATTACTAAACATTGATTGTGATACCTATGAGGCTACTTTAACCGTTTTAAACTCTTTAGGACCAGAGCGAATTGTTTCGGGAACCCTTATACTGTTCGATGAATACCTTGGATTTTATGGTTGGGAAAACCATGAATTTAAAGCATGGAAAGAGTACTGCGATAAACATAATTTAAAGTATAAGTATGTCGCTGTATGTCACATGCAGGTACTTGTTGAAATTTTATAATGAAGTTAATATTTAGTGGCACAGAGGTAGGCTCTAATCGAACTCTCTTGGAGGGTATGAAAGTTGAGTCGATGGGACTCAACTATTGGGGACTTCGTAAACGAGGTCTACCTAAAACTAAGTTGTGGCTTATAAGCGAACACTTTATTCCAGAGACAAAGGTCTACATAGAATCAGGAGCAGCACAGGCTGATAAGGCTGGGTTATCTAAAGAGGAGTTAGTTAACATTGCTGCTGATTATCAAGAGTTTCTTGTAAACAATGCTGACAGAGCCGAAGCATTTCAAGAGTTTGACTCTTTAATTTTAGGTCTTGAGTGGGTAGAGACTCAACGCTCATTCTTTAATAACGATCCTAAATTATGGGTCGTATGGCATCAAGAATATGGGCTACAAAAATTAAAAGAAATGTCTCAAAAACACAAGAACGTGATGATTCCGTACGATGAGTTAGAGTCCATCACTAACTTGGCGGCGGTAACTAGAAGTTATTCCAGTCAGTTTGGGACTACCTATCACGCACTTGGATGTGCTAAACCTGACAACTTAAGACAGGTAGTTTTTAACACCGCCAGTACATTGTCCTGGCTTTCGCCAATGCGAAGGGGAGAGACTATAATATGGAATGGCACTAAGTTAGTTCGTTACCCAAAGAGAATGAAAGATCAGGCACGACCACGATATAAGCCAATTGTAGAGAAGGCTGGACTGGACTATTTGGAGTTTGTCCAGGATGGTACCCTTGAAGCAACTAGAGTTGCGGTATGGTCTTACAAACGATTAGAGGAGTCTATGGATAAGAAAAGCCCAAACTTTCACATTATTAATGGTGGTAAAGAAGAGAAAGTATCTGATAATAGCGATGAGTTGTTAACAGGTTTAATGGGATTTGAACCACCCTCTTCTGATAACAGTGATGTTGAAGTGCGGAAAAATTCTACAAATGAAGTGATACAAAGAGACCCTTTAGAGGTTCAAAATTTACCTGTCTTTGGATATAAAATGAAGACAATAGTTGAAACTGATGAAGATGGAAAGGATGTTCTTAAAGATGTCCCAATTATTAATAATCAACATTCATCACTTCGTCAATGCAATACCTGCTTTGTTGCTTCAAACTGTCCTGCTTTCAAGCCTGACAACAGTTGTGCTTTCAACCTTCCTGTTGAAGTAAAGACTAAAGATCAACTTAAGGCTTTACTGAACGCAATCATTGAAATGCAAGGCCAGAGAGTGGCTTTTATGCGTTTTGCAGAAGAAATGAATGGCGGATATGCTGATCCCAATGTATCTCAAGAAATTGATCGGCTGTTTAAACTTGTTGGTAATTTAAAAGAGTTAGAAGAAAACAGAGAGTTTGTTCGCATTACCGCAGAGCGTCAAAGTTCTGGTGGAGTCCTTTCTGCAATATTTGGTGATAGAGCACAGGCTCTTCGAGAGTTGCCTGACGCTTTAAAAGAAGATACAGTCACAAAGATTATTCAACAATCTATTGAAGAGTAGTTATCTGATAATAGCAAGTGGAGAACAGTGGATCATAGTGGAGGGCAATTTAGCCTTTTTTATATGAGGTAAGTACTCAACCAAGTTAACAAGTGTGTGATAGGTTAAGACCCGTCACAATACGCATTCCCATCGAGGGGTATTTGCATCCAAATAGAAATAGTGGGGGTTTACCGATATGTTTTCTTTTAAGTTAGCCGAAGAGTTTGTTACACCATACAAGAGTTTAAAGGCTCCCTTCGGATACCAAGATGCCGCTGGTAATTCCGTTGGTGAAATAACTTTTCTTAGGACCTATTCACGACTTAAAGCAGATGGTACTAAAGAGACTTGGGTTGACGTTTGTGAGAGAGTAATCAACGGTATGTATTCTTTACAAAAAGACCACGCTAAAACAAACCGCTTACCTTGGTCAGACGCTAAAGCAGCCGCCTCAGCCAAAGAGGCTTTCGACCGTTTGTGGAACCTAAAGTGGACACCACCAGGTAGGGGTCTTTGGGTTATGGGTACTCCGCTTGTAAATGAAAAACGAAACTCAGCAGCCTTACAAAACTGTGCGTTTGTATCAACTGGCTCAATGACTAAGACCGATCCAGCAAAGCCTTTTGCGTTTTTAATGGAGGCTAGTATGCTTGGTGTGGGAGTTGGGTTCGACGATAAGGGTGCCGACAAAGACTTTACGATTTACAAACCGCAAGAGGGGGAAGTATATGTCATTCCAGATACCAGAGAAGGCTGGGTCGAGTCAACGGCCACGCTTATTAACTCTTACCTACGATCAGACTCAAAACGTCCTAGGTTCGATTATGCAGAAATTCGCAAGGCAGGTGAACCCATCAAGACATTTGGTGGAACAGCAGCAGGTCCAGAACCGCTCATTAAGTTACATAATTACATCGATGGAATCTTCAAGGAACGTGTTGGTCAGAAACTTACCCGTATTGATATCGCTGATATTGGGAACCTTATTGGGGTTTGTGTTGTATCTGGTAATGTTCGGCGGTCTGCTGAGTTACTTATTGGTCGAATTGATGATGAAGATTTCTTAAATTTAAAGAACGCAGAAAAATTTCCAGAAAGAAACTCTTACAATCCAGAAAAACCAGGATGGGCTTGGATGTCCAACAACTCTGTATCGGTAAATGTTGGAGATAATTTAGATAACATTATTGATGGCATTGCTCGTAACGGAGAGCCAGGAGTTGTCTGGATGGATATCTCAAAACAATATGGTCGTCTCATTGATCCAATTAATAATAAGGATTGGCGCATTGCAGGATACAACCCTTGTGCAGAACAGTCTCTTGAATCTTTTGAATGCTGTACTTTAGTAGAGACTTACTTAAACCGTCACGAAGATATGGAGGACTTTAAGAGAACTCTAAAGTTTGCTTATCTATACGCTAAGACGGTAACCCTTATCCCTACGCACTGGGAAGAAACAAACGCCATTATGCAAAGAAATCGGCGCATTGGAACTTCTGTTTCAGGAGTGGCTAACTTCGCAGATAGAAAAGGATTACCAATACTCCGTCAGTGGATGGATGAAGGATATAAAGTAATCAAGACCTACGACACCACCTACTCAGAGTGGCTTGGTATTCGTGAGTCAATCAAGATGACTACCGTAAAGCCAAGTGGAACAGTTAGTATCTTGGCAGGTGAATCACCTGGCGTTCACTGGACTGTAGGCGGAGAGTACTTTAATCGTGCTATTCGGTTTGCAAACTCTGATCCAATGTTGCCTTTGTTTAAGATGGCTAACTACAGAGTAGAACCAGCAAGTGAATCTCCAGAAACTACATCTGTTGTCTTTTTCCCAATCAAATCTAATGCTAGACGTTCTGAAAAAGATGTAAGTATTTATGAAAAAATGGCTCTTGCTGCAACTGCACAGAGATATTGGTCAGACAACTCTGTAAGTGTAACTATCAGTTTTAATCCTGAAACAGAGTCCTCAGCCATCGGTACGGCTTTGCATATGTATGACGGGCAACTTAAAACTGTATCTTTTTTACCTTCTGGTAATGCTACCTATCCTCAAATGCCTTATACACAAATTACTGTTGAAGAATATGAAACAGAAGGAACTATGAAACTGTTTCCAATTGATTTGTCAGGAGTTTATGCTGGTATGGCTGCGGATGCTATTGGTGAGGCATATTGCACAACAGATGCTTGTGAAGTAAGATTAATAAAAGATAACCAAAAGGAGTAAATAATGGCGTACAAAATAGACAACGTTGTAATTGTTGGTGGTGGTTCTGCTGGATGGATGACTGCTTCTACTTTTATAAAAGCCTTTCCTAACAAAAATATAACTGTTGTTGAGAGTTCTTCTATTCCAAAAGTTGGAGTTGGAGAAAGCACTGTTCAAGAAATAACTCCTTGGTTAAATTACTTAAATATTGATTATAAAGAATTTATTGCTTATACAAATGGAGCATATAAATTAGGAATTGGGTTTACAAATTTTAAAACTTATAACTCTCCTACTTTTTATTATCCGTTTGGATCTCCAGATTTAACAAATACTTTATATGGGTTAAATGATTGGCATTTTAAAAAAACGTTAAATCCAGATATTTTAGATTCTGATTACGTTAAGTATTACTATCCACAAGCCTTTTGCCTTGACACTAATAAAATTTTTATGGATGACGAAAAACTATTTTATCCTTATTACAGAGCAGATCGAGACATTGCATATCAATTTGATGCAAGTTTGTTTGGAGACTGGTTAGCCAATAAATATGCAATTCCAAAAGGTGTAAAAAGAATTATAGGAAATTTAGGTCGTATAAATGGAACTGAAGAAGGCATCACGTCTCTTGTTTTAGAAGATGGAACAGAAATATTTGGAGACTTATTTATTGATTGTACTGGTTTTAAAAGTCTGTTACTTGGACAATACCTAAATGAACCGTTTACTTCCCTAAAAGATGTGCTGCCTAATAACAAAGCATGGGCAACTCAAGTACCTTATAACAACAAAGAAAAAGAATTAAAAACTTACACAAATTGTACTGGGGAAAAAAATGGATGGGTTTGGAATATACCTCTTTGGAATCGTATGGGGTCTGGATACGTTTTTAGTGATGAATTTGTAGATGATGAGACTGCTTTACAAGAATATAAAAATCATCTTGATTCTCATAATATGGTTTTTTACGATCCTAATAGATCTAAATCTTTAGAGTTTAAAAAGATTGAAATTAGAAATGGTTATCATGAAAGATTTTGGGTTAAAAATGTTTGTGCAATTGGTTTATCTAATGGTTTTATAGAACCATTAGAAAGCACAGGTCTTATGATGATACATCAATTTGTTCTAAATCTTGTAAGCACACTTGAAAACAGAGAGTATATTACTAATTGGGATATAAGTAGTTTTAATAAAAATAATGTAACCGTATTTAAAAATATAACAAAATTTGTTACTTATCATTATCAACTGTCTCAAAGAGATGACACGCCTTATTGGAAAAAAATTACTATGGAAAAAAATTATCCTGAACATTATTTTGAACTATCGGAACAATTATTTAATAATAAAAATTATACTTATCACAATATGGCCTGCATTGGAATTGGATTGGGATTTAGACCGATCACTCCTTCTATTTTAAATACATTAAATTTTAACAATGATACAAATATTGAAAATAATTTAAAACCATTTTTTTTACTTCGTGAAAAACAACAACAACAATGGAAAAACATAATAGATAAAACACCAACACATTATGAATATTTAAGAGATAACATTTATTATGAAAATTAATGACATACCTAAAGTAACTAAACAACTTTTTAAAAAATCATACTGGAATAAAACTAATATTATTGAATTTTGGGCATTTTCAACTAAACTAGTAATTATTATTCCTGGTCTTTTATTAGGAAAACAATGGTGGTGGCTGTATCTTTTTGCTTTTGTTTCTAGTGTGGCTTTAATATTAACTTCTACTATAAAAACTTTACCTACTATTATTTATTTTAATATTATTTGGAGTTTGTTAGCAACAACTGCAATTTTAAAACATTTTATTTAATTGTAAGTTTTTTTCTTCCAAACATTGTGTTTATACCATCCATTTGCTTTTGATGAAGCAAAAAACCTATTTTTTTGTGAAATTTTAAGTATATTTTCATCTTTTTTTGATTCCCAATTTTCTCTTTTAAAAAGTAAAATTTGAGCAATGGGAGTTCCTTTAGAAATAATTCCTTCAAAAGTAGAACTAAAGTAAACTGGAAAATTTCCATAATGTTGAACAACGTAATCATCAATAATTCCACTTAATGTAAAAAAGGGTAAATCATATCTGTTTAAAGGATGAGTTACAAGTGCACTATATCCTTCAGGTATTTGGTACGCATGTTGTGTAGTCCAAGTAAAAGGTGTCCAATGACAACCCATAGGAATTGGTAAAGAAGATTTATAACCAAATTTAACTTCAGACCTAACTTGTAATACATCTATATCAGGTATGTTCCAAGTTATTTGAGGCCCATCTGCAGTTTGTTTAACTGCAATATCCATAATTAAAGGTAATGAATATCCAGTCATAAAAGAGTCTTTATAAACAGAACACATTTTAAATGTTGGTTTTGTAGGAAGTTCTTTTATGTTTTTGACAGAGGTATCGTCGTAGTAAAAAGGGCTATTTTTGTAAAATTCTGGAAGAAACTTTTTTATTGGTTCAATTTGAGGAAAAACATCGTCTATTGCAGCGTGTTTAAATACCTTATTTCTCATAGTTTATTTTATCACATTCTTATTGTTAAAATTTACATTCATTTTATTTTACCTGTTGTTTTGCAATAGTATTTTTGGTGATGACGTTTTCTTTCGTCCATATTCAATAATCCTCTAAAATCAAAAGTATCTTTAATAATGACTTTTGTTATTGATAATTCACACGCAGAACAGATCAATACCAAACACTCTGTTGTTGTGTAATTTTTTCTCCAACCTAAATGGACTAACTTATCCCAAAACAATTCTTCGGTATAAGGCAGGTTAGGTTCTTTGTAATGTTTATATTGTTCTTGCTTATGCTTTACGTATTGCTTATTTAAATCTATATAACGATCTACAAAGGAGTGTTCTCCCATGATTGCCTCCTAACTAATTGACTAACTTCTCCTGGCTGCCAGGTAAGTTAGTTCTAAGATAGCCCCACCATCTCTGATGGGGCTTTTCCTATTGCTTTGCTTGCTTATGCTTCTGCTATGGCTTCTGCTATTGCTTTGCGTTCTTTGCTGGGAACTGTTCCATTAACTGCTTAGTCTTTGGAGTAAGTCCATGCCAAGAACTCCAATCTTTACCGCCTCTACTCATGTAGTAAGCGATCTTTGCATTGACCACAGGGTTAAGCAATTCGGCATTATTTTCTAAACCAAATTTTTCTCTACGATCTTTGCCTAACTCTCCGATCATGTTTATTTGAAACATGCCCCACGAGTTATCACCTGTGTTTGTATTAGGATTGTGAGCGAGGGGTCGCCCATTACTTTCTTTCTTAGCAACTGCCCATGCTTCTTTCAGGTCTATGCCTGTGAAGCCTACGGCATGAAGCAACTCGACCAAATCAGCATCGGTCAATTTATGAGCGTTCTCATACTTTTTCAAAGTTGCTTCGTTTGTTGTTTCGTAAACTATTACTGCTTCGGCTTTTGTTGGTGCTATGGCTTCTGTTGTAGTTGCTACTCCAAATGCTACGGCTAGGGTCGAAATTGACCCACCAAGTATTAAAGCCTTTATTCTTGCTTGGGCTTTTGCTGATGCTTTGGCTATTGCCTTTGGCATCTGCTCGGCTCTTACTCTTGCGTTTGTTTTCATCATCACTCCAAATAGTCATTAGCACTTTCAGATGCCTTTGACTGGTGTGAACGAAGGCGGTGTAAATACCGCTCTGTCGTCTTGATCGATTGGTGTCCTAATCGCTCTTTTACTTCATGGACATCTATGCCGTTCTTTAACAACTGCGTAGCGTTTGCATGTCGTAAATCATGAGTTCTAGGCGACCAGCCGATTGCGGACTTGGCTATTGCTTTGTTCCAAGTTGTTCTCCATACATCACGAGGCATGTGGCTCATATTGTTGATGAAACTCCCTTGCTTGTGCTTCTGCTGATGCTTCTGCTTTGCCTTACGGCTTCGGCTTCTTACCTGCTCTGCTTCTGCTAGTGCTTCTGCTTGGGCTTTGGCTTTGCGGTAGTCTGCTACTGCTTGCCTACACCCTTCGCATCTACAACCCCCATGTGTATAGGAGTAAAGAGTTCCATGCTGGAACTGTTTTCCGCCTTTCTCGAATGGTCGAGAGGGCTTTGCGCTTCGTGAACCTTTAAGTTTACTATCCGTTAAGAGTATTGTTCTTGGAAACATTAGATCATCTTTTGCTATGCCTTTTGCTAGGACATACGCATTTAATTGCTGTAATAGGGCTTTTCCTATTACTAGGCTTCTCTTATGCCCTGACTTGGTGGCATCTATCACCATGAACCTAGTTCCATTGTTGTAATTTGTTCCTAGATCACTAACTCGCCTTTGAATAAAGATTTCGCCAGTTTTGAAATTAATGTCTTTTGCTCTTACTTCCGTTGCTTCACCAAATCGGCAACCACTTGCTACTAAGAATTGGGCAAATAATTTAGTTCCTTGTGTCGGTAAATGCTTAATGATCTCCTTAAACTCATCAGGGTCTAGGAGATTAGATATATCGGCATGATTGACCTTGATCTTAATTCCATGTGTCGGATTGCTCTCCAACTGACCAGCATTGACCAACTTTGAAAACATTGAGCCAAGAGAAGCCTTCACCTGATTTAAGGTGGCAGGTCTAACTCCCGATAGTTTGAGATCATCAATTAACTTAACTAGGTCTGAAGGCTTCAGGGAAGTTAGTTCCCGATCTCCTATAACTGGAACTACAAATCTAGTTAAGACCGACTTATAGCCCTTCTTTGTGATCGGCATGAGGTCAGATACCGCCAGCCATTGATCTATAAAATCAACTACCCTCAAATTAGCCTTTGAAGGGGCTTTTAAGCCCTGCTTCTCGGCTTGTATGGCGTGATACATGGCTTCGGTTTCATTAGCCCATGTGCCAGCCGATAAACGGCGATTTTGAAGCCTGTAATAGCCTGTAAATCTGCCGTTGCGCTTAATCACATACGCCATAAGTTCCCCCCTACTGGCGAGTAACACCGCTTCTACTGGTGAGTAACATTACTGGTCAGTAGGTTCTTAGTCAAAAGATAAGCCCCTAATCCAAATCGGATTAAGGGCTGAACTATTGGCTACATAGGGAATTAGGCGGTCAGGCTTGGAACTAACTTGGTGGAACACCAGACAAGTTAGTTATTGAGCGTGAACTAACTTTCTGGAATTAAATAAAAGTTAGTTCGAT